AGAAGCTCTTAATAGCTTCCAAAATTTGTGCGTGTCTTTCTTTCATGTGCTGCTCCTTTCATTGTCCGCTCCTGAGCATACAGAATAACAGCTCTGTCATGGACCTTTTTCTCAATCCTATATTGCACGGCTTTATAACAGCCAGCTTCCACCTGTTTACTTCCCCGTCAATGGGCGTAGGGTTCTCGAACTCGTCTGTAGCCTCTGACATATACGGTATTGCAACCATGATACCGATATGGGCTGAGGATTCCGGGAAAACCTCCTGCAAGTGTTTCCAGAACTTACCGCTCCTCATGTCCGGGAGAATGTCCTTATAACACTGCATCGTTGTAACTATGTAATTCTTTTCCCCCAGGAAATTCAAACCGTTTCCGCTGTATACATCCTCTTTGCAGCTCTTTACTTCGTAACACACGAAAATCCCTTTTTCCAATGCCGATACGGCACACTGGTTGTCCGGGATAAACTGCATGTAGTCCACCCGTTTCCCTTTGCCTTTTGTGGACCATGGATCAATGCTGACTTCACTCGCCCAATACTTCCCCATTCCTCCGAACCGCTCTTTTTTGAGCATCCTCCCCAGAAACTCCGTTGTCTCTTTTCTGTTCACTCTCAACATGCCTCCTCGTAATATTTGAATACTATACAGTCAAATTGAGGGTCGTACCTGGCAGATTCCGGAACGATACCCTCTTTTTTCAGAACGATTTCCTCCAGATCACCCTCGTACAGTTCCCCGATGGAACAACCGTACTTTTTCTCCAGTTCCTCTATTTCATCATCCAGGAACAGCGTACCCTCCTCCAGATACGGCTCCTCACTTTTTCTGGGTGCTTCCAGGCTCTCACGGACACGCTCCCAGTATTCATCCTCATTCGGTATCAGCCACATGCCATCACCTACCATTCTTCCGGAAGAAACACTCTGACTGCCCCGTTTTCTGCCTTTACATACACCTTTATTTCGCCCTGGAACATATAAGCCCCGATTGCTGCCTGTGGGTTCTTGTTGTTATGCTCTGCCTCCTCCGGTTCTACCTCTCCCCACTGCTTTGTCATGAACTGAAGAACAGCCATTGAAAGAAACTCCTCGAACCCCTCCCGGATCTGCATCTCCTGTTTGACGCCGTCTGATGTTTCAATATGCCAATTCATAGTCTCCAACCTTTCCGACTCCGCATCCAGGATTCTTTTTACTTTTTCGCTGTAGTGGTACACATCGTCGTATGGATGGAACAACAGCCCTCTGATAAACATAGAATCCGGAACGGTACTCGCCCAATTACCAATTTTTTCACTGTAGTACGGCTGGCCGTCATTGATGATCTCTATTGTATCGCCGAAAGAAATTACCATTTCCCCATTCACATACACATCCGCTTGCCCCTGGGTAACGCTGAACCGGCGGCGTTTTACTTCAATTTCCAACTTCATAGCCTTTTCCTCCTACTCTACTTTGAACGTCACTTCATGACCGGGATTCTCTTTTACCAGCTGTGCTTTCAGATCATCCACCATCATGTTATTGTCAAGAGCTGCCCGAACCACATTTACCAATTTTTTACCATCCAGGTAAGCCCAAACGGTCTTTCTTTTCCTCTGTCTCATGCCACAACCTCCTACTGTTCTATCACTGTAAAACAAGCCTTTATTTCTTCCAGGCAGTGACAGCACTCTCCGCCTGGGTATCTGTAGATTGCCATGTAATCTCCGCCGGAAAGCGGCTGTATTCCAGAAAGAGTGGCTTTATATCCACCGTTTCCGACAATCTTATACGGGTAACCATCTTTACGCATTTTCTCGATAATTTTATTTCCGTCCATGTGCAAAACCACCTTTCCACCTGTGTTCTACTTTGAAATTCTGTTAAAAATGTTGATTGTTTTCTCGGCGTGAAATCTCTTGATGTCACTCATGCGACCTTTGCGTTTGCTTCTCAGGGCTTTTTCAGCCGTTTCCTTTGAATTAACTCCGTAGCCGGCAGCCTTTCTTAACAGCTGTACTTCCTCCGGGCTGAGCTTGATAGCTTTTAATGTACGTGTGTTGATCTCGAAACAATCTTTGTCCCCCGGCCGCAAATCCTGGCAGACTGGTATATATTCATCATGACCCATATTTTCCCCGATGTTCCACACGAAAAAACCTGCTGGGATTTTGTCCACTACCTCAAATACATCAACCTTACCAAAGCTCTCGCTATAAATTTTTCCATCTCTGATGATTACGTTTTTCATATCTTTCCGCCTTTCTCAATCCAGGAGACTTTCCTGGGATATACTGTATTTCTGCTGGAGCATATCGAACGCTCTCTCTGTTACTGTGTATTCGTTCCAACCGTCTTTGTACTGGTATCTTTCTGTCAGGTTCTTTGCTTCCAGAACTCTGTCAAATGTGATACCACGACCTTTCAGCTCTAAAGGTGTGCTGATGTGATAATGTCTGCCGTAGTAGCTTCTGGCTGCCTCAATCTGGCACTGAGGTTTCTGTTCGCCCATTTCCGGACAATAGAGATATAACCCAGGAGCATCCGCATTAACCGCCGGTTTCAACTCCGGTTTTGCGAGGTCAAGGCGTTTCTGTCTTACCTGCTCGGTCAGCTTTTCGATTTCACCAGGAAGAAAATAACCGGCTTCATCGCAAACTGCCATAACCTCGAAATATTCTTCAAGGGAAGCTGTGCTGTCTGAAATTGCAATCAGCTGTTCCAGATTTGTATATGCGTTGCTGCTCTTTACCGGGAACTGAATAATTTTTGCCATCTTTACGTCCTCCTCTATACCAGAATGTACTTTCTCAGGGTGCTATCTTCCGGATCCTCACTGTCTAACCATTTGTCGAAGCCGTCCGGATTTCTTTTCTCGATTTCATCCATCAGCCAGCCTCTGACTGTCGGGATGTTTTCATCGTTCATATTTGTTGTAAGCTCAAACATTTCAATGAGTTTTTCTGTAGTCATATTAGCAAGCTGTTTCAGCATCTCGATTCCTCCGTTTCGTGTTTCATTTTTATGAGTTATTTCTTTTGTTGACTCAACTTTAGCTCATTATGTTGAGTTTGTCAAACCTATTTTTTCATTTTTTTGAAAAGTTTTTTGATAACGTTATTCATAACGTTGCTGTCCAGTATGCGAGTATATTTCTTATAAATAATAAATAATTCTATTTTGTTTATTTTTTTGTAACGGTATTTTTAATGTTATTAGTAACGTTATAAATAATGTTTTATATTGGAAAAATGAGCAATTTCCGGCAACATTTAATTAAGAAGCATTAAATAAATTGAGATATGAGTACAGAAAGTTTCGCTCATTATTATGAGTAACAAAAACAGAATTAGTAACGTTATTTTTCACGTTTTTTCTTACATTGTGCATATATTACATTTTGAAAACCTGGGATTGTGCATTGTGACAGTTGCCTACCTTTTTCGTGAACCCACGAAAATGGCAACCTGCGAGACAGTGCCTAAAATGCCTGAATTTGCCTTTTAAGCCACGGATGATAATTATATCAAAGAAATTATTTTCGCACCGATTTGAAATTTTACCCAAACGGGAACTTGCCGATTTGTGCATTTTTGATATTGCTCTTTTCAGAAACTTTGTTCAACAGAAATGGTATAGAAAAACAGGACTTCCGGGTGTAATGCTATAACAAATGTTATAGCAGATGCTATAGCTTACAGCCCGGTTCCTGCTCGTGATTTGTGATATATTTTTCCTTGCTTTGCCAGTAACCACAGGTGGTTTACATGACTTTCATTTACATGTTACATTTTACCGCTCTCTAACAATCATTCCGACATATAGCGTCCTGCTATGTGAATTGCCAGTGTCGAACCTGCGACAGCCAACAGAACCACAGCAACAGCCACTATGGAGATAACTGCAAGTAGTTTTGCAAAACACATGGCTCACACCTCCCGGAAACCATTATTTTTTCAAATATGCTCCAGAGCTGAAGCCGGTGTACTTTACCCCGTCAAGAACAACCTGGATATACAGCCACTTCACGCCTCCGGAAATGCTGTAATAGCCGTAACAGCTGACAGGCGTTCCCTTTGGAATCACAACCATGGCTTTCTTATTCTTTCCGGCTCCGTGTCTCATGTAAAGATCAGCTGTTGTTTTGTAGGTACCAGCCACGGAAGAATCCGGACCTTTCTGGGCGTAGTCGGAAGCTGTAACGGATTTTGTGGCACTTTCCTCCGGAGTAGTTCCGGACGGCTTCACAGCAGAGCCATTCAGAATCTCATTTACTTTCGCCTGGACTGTGACAGGATCGTAACCGTTTGCTTTCAGCTTCTTGCTGCGTTCCGGATCATTTCCCCAGGTACCAGCAATAACTTCTCTCGCTACCGTCTCAACACTCTTTCCTGGTGTCTGAACCGGCTCTGTATCTCCATCAGCATCATACTTAGGACTGATAAAGCCACGGATATATCTGCCGTTGATGGAGAGAGTGCGTTTTTTCACGGCGTTGGAGTAATTACCCTCGACAACAACAAAATAGCCGGCTGATTCGTGTACCTCCACGATTACGCCGACATGATCTGGTGTGCCTGTGTTGTCCGTGGTGGCGTAATCTGTACCATCGCTCCAGTCATACAGAACAGCCTCGCCGATTTTAGGTACCCGGTTATCCTGCTCGATCCAGATACCCATTGCATTTGCTCTCTCGATCAGGTAGTAACAGCTGATCTCGATAGGCATGATGTCAGTATAGCCCAGCTTGATAGCCAGGGCAGACCATGTACAAGCACACCAAGGCCATGAATACTGCATCTTGGTTCCTCTCGGAAAACTTCCGGTAAAACTGTTGTAAATGTCGATGATGCTCTTATATGAGCCGTCTGCCTCATTCTTTCCCAGCCAGCTGTTTGCCAGGTTCACTACTTCACTTCTTGTTTTCAACTCTTTTTCCTCCTCATTTCTGCCGGTACAGCGATTGTAAATCTCCTGGCCATACCCGGCTCTTTTTACTTTTACTGCCTCGGACTGGTCTGCCGGCTTCTCGTACTGCTCCAGAACAATGTCCGATGCTTCCCGGATTGACGTTGCTGTTTTCAAAGCCTGAATAACAGTCTTGTAACCGCTCAGCTCATGCAGTGCGAAAGAAAGCTGCATTTCCGGATCCCCGATGCTCTTTCCTGCCTGTTCTGCAAAATTGCGAAGATTCGCCTTTCTGCTCCAGTAAGTCCACTGAGCCAGACCATAGCCGGCTCCATCCCGGTCAAAATTGCCATACGTTCCATTGTCTACAGCCTCGGTGTATGAATCGTCCGTATGACCGAGCTTTTTCTGGAAGCTGTTCTGCAGATTTCTGGAGTTCAGACCGCTTTCCGCCTGGAAATGTCCCAGGAGAACCGCCGCTCCATGTTCTGACAGTCCGCCAGCCACCAGAAAATCAAACATTTGTTTTTCTGTCATTCTCTGCTCCTTTCCGGATATGAAAAAAGCCCAGGCTTTTCGCCCAGGCTCTCCCATTCTGCTTTATTTTATCGAATTATTATACTTACCATCGTCCAGCAAATCCTTGACTGCTGTAAACCAGCCCTGAATAATCCGGAGAATCACTTCATCGGTTACAAAGGTCTGGAGCCAGCCAGGCAAGAGACCTCTCGCCTTACCGATAACCCACTCCATTTTCTGTTTACCAGATCCGGATTCTGTGAACGTATGCTCTGCAACAAGAAACAGATGGTAAACATCCGCTCTGATCTCCTCCATGGAGCGGTTGCGTAAGTAAACATACAATCCGGTTCCTACAAGGATAACACCGACTACGATAACAAAGGTTAAAATTACATTGGTTGCCATTTCTATGTACCTCCTGTTTGAAATATTGGTGCCTCTGAAAGCGTTATAGGCTCGTGGAGGCTTTTGGTGTGTTTATGTGAGGAAATATATTCACTCACAAGGCAAAATGCCAAATTTAAGGCACCTCATGTAGATTTTCGAGTGCCTGTTCCCGGAGGAAATCTTTCTGCTCGTGTTTTACTTTCTGAGCATACTCCAGGGCTGCGTGCATATCACCGTTGCATCTCGCATCAGGAATACGCTGGACAGCTCTTGCGGTGGCTTCTCCGAGGGCGAGAGATGCATTGATTGTCTCCAGGAGTAACAGCTGGTGCTTGTCCATGTCCTTTTCTTTCTTTGCTCTCTCTTTTTCCCTCTGCTCGTCACGCTTCTCCAGGCGTTTCTCATGGCGGCTGAGCATGTAACTCGTCAATGCTGACGGAATCCCCATGGCTGCCACGAAAGTAATAATGATCTGCGGTATTGAAAGAACCACTACTTCATCCATGACGACCTCCTTTCTCCGGTTATAGTGTGTTCAGCTTCCGGTACATTTCTTTTACCTCGTGGATTTGCTGCTGCAATTCCTCCGGTATGTGAAACTCCGGTTCTGTGCTGTACAGTCTCATAAGCTCCCCTATGATATTTTTCTGCCATTCGATGATGCTACATTGAAGCTCTAAAAGTTCTTTTTCCTCCAAAGCCCTACTCCTCCTTTGTGAAAAGGTGGTATTCAGGGAATCTCTCCCCGAACCATAGCCAGCGGAGAAAATCATCCGCCACAATAGCCAGGAACGAAAGAAAGAACCAGATCACCGTAAACGGCAGGCATATCTGACCGTAAATATTAAAAGGCATATTGCTGTAATCCCATACGTCCAAGTTCAGGACCATGTTCAGCAGTATGCCAGAAACAAATTCTACCGCCGTCACAATGGCAGCTGATATACCCATCTGACGGAGGATGGACCAGTTCCAGGGGAACCAGTTATTGAGACCTCCAATCAGAACGAAGCATATCCCACCTACCAGGAACATGCTCCAGTGGCTTCTCCCTCTGTAAAGAAACTCTATCAAAACGTATATCAATCCTCCGGACGACAGCAAGATCAAGAATTTAACCAGCTTCCTCATGAGCCCATCTTCACAATGAGGTCTTTAAGGACTTCGTTCTGGTAGGCTTCCGGAATTTCAACCCCGTAGTAGATAGAATTTACTTCCTCCAGGGTTTCTGCGTTCTTGATCCACATATTCAGAGCATTGCAATACGTTGTGTGGTACGTTTTATATGCCATGGTGGCTGTGATGATTTTCTGCATTTCCTCAGCAGAGAAGTATCTGCAAGGGTTACCGTCCTCGTGGTACTCGAACCTCTCAGAACCTGTCATGAGCTGGATCTGCTTTCCGAACAAATTCAGCTGATCGTCAGTTGTCAGTCGGAAATGTTCCAGGGAACCGGAAACCGTGACATCACATCCGGCAATAATTGTAGCGTTGCAAATACTGCACATTTCGTTTTTCTTGGATGCTTTTGCATCCTCCAGGGCTTTTTCCTGGTCGATCTCCTGGATGATTTCACCCACAAAAACAGAGCCATCATTTGAGAGAACCAGACTTGCATCCACTCGTCTGTACTCTGTTGTGAACCCTGTTAATTCCAGGAACTTCACCCCTCCAGGAGTAAAAGCCTCAATCAAAGAGGTATCAATGCCTTTCGGTATGCCTCCAACAAATTCGATGGAGACCTTATTTCTTCCGATGGGCGTTACCTCTCCAGTATAAAACTGGTCGCTGCCTTTGAATTTTAAGCGATTCATTTTTTACCTCCATTCTCCAGCCGGTACATACAGCTGATTAAAAATATTGTCCATGTTACAGATTGTGCGGTAGGAATCGGCGTACTCTATGTACCCTCTCCAGGAAGCATACTGCGTTCTCAAATCCCCGAAGTTCAGCTCTCCATTATCAAATTTAGGTTTTAGCTTATGCAGCTTTCTACGTTCTCTGGTAACGGAATCTTTGCATGGCTTAACAACCACTCTGCCGGTCTCGGTCAGTTTGTACCTGAATTTTAGGAAAGTAAACCAGGACGACAATTTGATGATCTGCGTTTTCTTTGTATTGACTATGATACCTTTTTCAGCAAATTTCTCTTTCAGGGCTTCTAAGCAGTATTGTAAATACTCCTTGCTTTCATGTATCAGGTAGGAATCATCCATATACCTGCCGTGTTCATGTACGTCAAGCTCCTGCTCTATAAAATGATCTATGTCATTTGGGAAACGCACCGCCAGGATTTGTGATATTTGACTGCCAATTCCTAGCGAAATCTCTTTGCCATCTTTCCTATCAGCACAAAAAGGGCGGATCAACTGTGCCGCAAGGTTGATGATCCGCTCGTCTGTGAAATTTTTCTGCAAATCCTGATAAACAGGCTCGTGCAGTATGTTGTCGAAATACTTAGAAAAATCAATAACCAGTATGTAGCCATCATTTGAGAAACCATTCCGGCGGTAAAACCTGTGCAAGTGTGCATCCAGCCTGTTCAGGGCAAAATGAATACCTTTTCCCTCCATGCTGGCTCCGTTATCGTAGATTAAACCAGTCTGCAGAACCGGAACCAATGCATTGGTGCATAGGGAACGCTGTATTACCCTTTCCCAGATATGAACACTCTTTATCAGACGTAGTTTTCCTCTTTCGCACAACCAGAAAACAATAAACCCTTGCGACACATTCTCTCCGGATTCCAACGCCTTTACGGTGTTGTTGATATTCCTGAGCAGATTCATTTCATACCGCTGTACGGATGCTTTCCAGTCAACTCCGGATTTTGATTTCTTAAAGGCAGTTATGAGGTTGTTCGCATCCTTAACCCGGTCAAAATCGTCATATTCCTTTAACCGTTCCTCACGTCTCCTCTGTCTCGATGCTTTTCTCCTCTGGTATCGAGCTTCTTTTCTTTCTTCACTTGTCATATTGTCTTAAAAATATGCCCTAACCTCCTTGTACAGATTGTGTGCTTACTCTATCTGCGTAATAAGACCAGCCATGAAACATGAGGATAAGCACAGACCTCATGCCATGCAAGCAGCGTCCGACTGCTTATATCAAGCAAGAGCCATTCTCCGGGCATAAGAGAACAGCTGAGCAAATTCACCATTTCGGGACGGTCATTTTCTCCTTCCGAGATACAGCGGAACGGTTCACAAACCTAATCATAGTCCGCCGTCACAGAATCCAGGGGCTACGCCAAACGAGTTGGATGCGTTGTTGTTGTTGGCATTGCCGTTGTTGTTGACATTGCAGAAGTTGGTGGTGTTGCTGGCGTTCGGAGATGCCAACCACCAGTTCGTACGAGAACCACGTACAGAAAATAACCTCAAAAACAGCCTGTTACGGCTGGTTTTTGCACTTTGATGGTTTTTGTTTTTGGTTTCCCTCCTGTTGTTTGTCCAGGCGTTTAGCAATTTTACCATTCGCCTTTCTCCATCCTTTCAAAAGGGCAACCTCTTTGTCTATCATATCCACATACCGGAGTAGTTTATTTGCATCGACCGGCAGTACCTCGATGATATACTGTAATTCCTGGAGCATCTTTTCACATGCTCCGATTGCTGCTGTCTGATAGTCTCGCCTCACTTCCAGCTCATGCAGATTTATCGGGTAAATACTGTTTGCATCCGTGATATTATCAATAAGCTGTTTCAGCAAATCCATCATTTCATCCCGGAACCGGAAAACCAGCCAGTATGGATATTCCGATACAACGTCACGAGTGCGGATTTCTTCCTGCATCCGGGTGTACTTGTTGAAAAACAATTCCATTTTCGGGTACTCCTGGACTATCTTTACTCGCAATTCATCATCCGGGAAATTCTTTGATCTGACTGCATCCCTATTTTTTACACCAAAATCCCGTAATAGGTTCTGGGTAATCTCTTTACGTAACTTTATCGCTGTATGGTAAAATTCCAGCTCTGACGTACCTCTATTATTTTTCAATACGCTCATTTACTTTATTCCTCCTCCATCTTCCAACCGCCCCACAAGGGGGCGAGATTGGAAGATTAAGAGATTATGAAGCCAGGGGCTACGCCAAACGAGCCGGATGCGTAGTTGTTGCTGGCATGGCCGTAGTTGTTGACACGGCAGAAGTTGGCGGTGCTGCTGGCGCCCGGAGATGCCAACCACCAGTTCGTACGAGAACCACGCTCCGCTGCTCCTTTGCCAAGTCCCTTAACAATGTGTCTGTATGAGTGAGCAAAAATGGGAAGCTGGATGCCTCCACCATCCCAGCCATCGGACCAGTTATTTCTTCCGAACACCTCTGTTTCCTGGAGCAACCACAGTTTTCTCGAAGCCCACGCCCAGGTTCCTTTGTTGTTTTCCAGTCGGCGTACCTCTTTCATAACAGCTCTCAGATCTGCCGGGAGCGTGTTATAAATGGTCGTGTTTACTGTAGCCGTAAGAGCCGCTGCCGCTGTACCTCCGGCATTCGTATTGCTTGAGTTCATCTGATACGTAGTCTTCAGGCAGTCTCTGAACGTAAAATAGAGATGCGGTTCTGTAAGAATAGCCGTATCCCCTACATTCATGTACGTATTGAATCCGGACAGATCAACCCTTGCTTCCTCTCCGGTTGACAGAACGATGTCTTTATAATCCCCGATATGCAATCCGGAAAAATCCTCTGTCTTGATCTTTGCCCGGAGTTCCGCCCAGGACATTTCGATCTCTTTTCCAGCACTGTACGTAGCCGCTCCGAGAAGAAGATCATTCACAGAATCAAAGGCCGCTTTAATAACCGGACCATCAGGGATTTTCCCAGGTTCTGTGATGTCGATACTCTGCACCACCGTAGGTATGCCGAGTGTTGCTTTGACCGCCTGGCACAAATCCTCATAAGTGATTTTTTTTGTGCCGTTTTCCGTGTTTACAATCAGCAAGCTCCCGGCCGGGACGTCTGTGATTGCAGGTAATTCACCGATTTTTTTCATTGTGTACCTCCTTAAATGATTTGATACCGCCAAAAGGCAGCTATAACTTCACCATCATCGGTAGCAAGCTCCTCGCCTCCTGCCGTTGCAAGTGCAGTTTCCATTTCACCGCTTTCTACAATCTGCTCCAAACGCTGGATTCTTTCCTCGTGATTGTCCAGCTGGAGTTGTAGATGCCCGGCAACATCCGTAGAAAGCTGGTCTTTTACGTTGTCGAACCATTCCCGGAATTGTTCTTCAGAGCTTTTTTCAAACGCCGTAAGCTGGTTCACAATATCCAGGAGCTGATTATTCCCGGAAGTTTCGAGCTTTGCCAGGTATGCTTCCATCTGCTTAACAAATTCCTCGTAAGAGGTATTGGACCGGTCAACAAATTCGTCATAAAACCGGTACAGCTGCTTAAAAAATACGGAGGTGTCCAGGTGGTCGATAACCTGGGTAACAACTCCGCATACACTACTGTCATATCTGGTATCTGTGATATTTGCCTGTGTGATAACAGTCTGATTTGAATTTACCAAGACTGTTGCAAGGCATAACTCGTAATAATCCCCGGATGCCGGCTGTAAAAGCTCCGGCGGTACCGGGTTCGCATCTGGTGTTCCCTCTTTTACGATGATTTCACACAATCTGAGTAGATAGTTTGCTCTCAAAACTACCCTGTCAATGCGTTTATAGCTTGCAGGAGCCTTTGAAAGCGTAATTGTGTATTCTTGTGTGTCTGCCGCAAATCTGCCTCGAATTATGCCAAATCCAGGGCGGACTATCAGGTTCATCCCATCCCCGGCTACTACCTGGAAACAGTCTGCCGGATCTGCCAGGACACCATCGCTAATAATTTTTGAAATAAACATCGCCAAAAAATCGGAGGATTCAGCTCTATCAAAGATAGGCATACCCTCCTCGTCATAGCCGCTTATTTCAGAATCAAAATAACCGTATCTCAGTGACACTCTTTACACCTCCCTTTTGATAAGCTGTTGTACTGTTGATACTTCATCGGTTCCAAAGGTCACAGCCAACTCAGTAGCCGCTCCCTCGTAAGTCTCCATTACCTCCGTGATACGTTTATCCGTTGCAATATTGACTTCTGTGTTTATATAGGTGCAGTAGTCTCCCAGGTCAAAATCCTTTTTATAGACAAGGTTCGCCTGGTAATCTACACCACTGTTTATTGTCTCTACCATCCGGTACTCTGCCAGTTTTTCTCTGCCTCTCTGGTCGAGTTGCTGCTTGTAGGTCTCCAGAGGAATCTCGTTACCATCCTCGTCCTTTTGCTGCAAATCCCTGGCATCAACCCAGATTTCTTTTCTTTCTTCTCCGGGTAACCTGGCATCTACCGTGATAATGATCCGGTCGGAACCCTCACCGGCTCCGGCAACATAGGCAAAATTCTTATAAGAGCTTCTGTTGCGGTTGTAAACCACATTCCGGATATTGTAGAAAGAATTAGAAAAGATAGCCCAGCTGTTTTCCTCCTGACTATCTCTCCTGTCAACGCCTTGCCATACCTCAAATGCGAGGTCATTCGTTAGGAAATCGTACCTTATCCGGTGGCTGATTTCCTTTGTGTTGCCAATTTCGTACAGCTTTTCACTTACGTTGTCTCCGGTAGCCTGCATATTGATATTCCCGGATATGCCTGTGAGGCTTCCAAGCTTCAAATGAGCCACTTTTCTGTCTGCATCGGTAGGATTTATAGCCGAAGTATCAGCAAGCCTCCTCATGGCTTCCTCAACGTTTCCGCTTAGGGTTATTGTCCCGGCTATTACTCTGTCTGTCAGGAGCTTTTCTGCAAAATTGCCTTTTGCATAGGCTTCTCTGGCTCCATTTTCATCCTGGGAGTAATTTACTTCATCAATCACGCCCAGCTCCTTTGCATCGTTCCGGTACAGATACTGTCCTGCGTTCAGAAGCGGAAAATACTCTTTTGACGTATAAAGTTCAAAACACCCCAGCTTTTCATACCGTCTCGCCCAGATCAATGTCCGGAAAAGAGGTATGCTACCCAGGGTTTCAAAATCTTTGTCCAAAACAATAAGTTGCATAATCACACCCCCAGATAGAACGGAGTATAGAACAGCTTAACGTCCAGGTTTGTGTAGTTTTCATCAGCATCGTACTCCAGATAGTTATTTCCTACTTCAAGCAGGAACGGCGTTGATAATCTGTCGATTTTCTGGTATACGTTTACGCCATTCAGCTCAATAACCTGGTGTCTGGTGTTCGTATCAACCAGAAGAATGTCTCCCTGGTTCATGGCTACCTTAACTCTCATAAACTTGCCGTTTTCCCCACTCTTTGTCCGCACCAGCGTAATTTTAGGGTTTGTGACCGGACCTCTTTCGGCAATAAATTGTATCTGCAATCCGGTCGGCACGTGTCCATCATTCGGAAGCAGAACCTCTTTTGAAAGTGTTCTATACCCGGTAATGTTCCCACCGAGGCACAGTCCTTTGTATGGATCCGGAACTACTACTTTCTTCTTCAGGCACCGCCACGGGAAAGCTATCAATTTACTGATGTTCGCCATGTTCTGGCCGAAGTTGTCAATATTTTTCATCATCGGATCCGGGCACATGAGATCTACAACGATAGAGAGCTGGTTAAATACGTTACTTTTTGCAACGAAATCCCAGCCCTCCAGTTCGTACTCGATATTTCTTTTTGTGCCGCTATGGTCTATTGTCATTTTCCCGGTGTATTTTGGATTGAAAAACTTAATAATCCGCTGCCGGTTTGTCTCGTTATTCCGGTCGTCTCTCAGAGTTGCCTCTATGTGGATGGGGCGTTTTTTTATACGCTTGCCATCCACTGAGGAACCGTCAACAAGTGCGTTGTCTGTGGTGCTGATTTCAAGCTCTGATGCTTCCAGACCGGTAATTTTGGTTATACCGAACTCTCTTTTCTCTCCGGATCCGGACTTACCAAAAGTAAGAGCCATTCCGTTACATTCGAGAGTAAAGTCTATATAATTCGCCACTATTTCACACCTCCTAACAATTTCCTTGCTGCTTCTCTCTGAGCCTTTGATACCTCACTCGGCGTTGCCACCGGTGTATGGTAGTTATTTTCCTGCTCGATATGCTCGTCAATATAGGTATCTCCACCTGTCGGCATCTCGGTATCAGCTGTATGCTCTGCCTGAGCTTTGGAGCGAACCGTTATTTTTCCGGTTTCCACATCGACTGCCGCCTGCATGTGTTCCGCCAGCTTCGCCATTTCCTCGTCTGTCTGGTCGTACAGTTCGGGCATTTCTTCCTCAATACCCTCTCCAACACCAGGAGGAATCCAGCGACCTACCTCTTTTTTCATTACCCTTGACGGGGAATTGATGTCCAGGGCATCCTTTACACCGTCTACGATTCCGGAGAAGAAACTCTTAACATCGCTTACGAATTTATCCTTTGCACTGCAAATTCCGCTCCAGACACCGTTTACGATGTTCACTCCGACTTCTTTCATTTTTCCTGGTAGAGAAGAAACCCCATCAATTACGGCGTTCACGAGGGATTGAGCCGCCTCGACACCTTTATTCTTCAGATCGATCGCCCACTGCCCGACTTTCGTTACCGTATTTACCAGCCAAGTCCAGATTTTACCCGGTAATTGCTGGAACCAGCTCGTTACGCTGTTAATTGCATTTGTGGCCGCCGTTGTCATTGTGGAGTATAAGTTCTGCCCCCACTGAATTACGTTATTGACGGTATTTACCAGCCAAGTCCAGATACGTCCCGGAAGTTGTGAGAACCAGTTTATAACCGAATTAACGGCGTTTGTGGCAGCCGTGGTTATTGTGGAGTACATATTCTGACCCCAGGCAATGATATTGTTCACAACGCCTACGAGCCAAGTCCAGATGCGTCCTGGGAGTTGGGCGAACCAGTCTACTACGCTTTGTATGATTTTTGGAACTTCGGTTGTCACCCAGTCTTTGACGTTGATACCCCACTGAATGATCGTGCCTATTGCCGTACCGAGTGCATACCCGATTTTATAAGGCAGCTGAGAAAACCAGTCTCCGACCGCCGATATAGCTTCACTTACGAAAGTTGTGATGTTCGTGTAAAGTTCTGAACCCCACTCAGAAATCGCCGTTATGGTATTTGTCAGCCAGGTTGAAATTCGCCCAGGAAGTTCCTGGAACCAGGCTACGACAGAATCCACTGCCTCACCGATTTTGTCAGGTATTCCCTTGAAGAAATCGACAATTTGTGTCCAGTGATCTTTGATTACAACAACCAGGGTAGCGACTGCGGCTACGATTCCGGCTACGACTGCGGCTACCAAAGCAGGTGCGCCGAGAATTACAGCACCTACGGCAGCTATGGCAGTTCCGATCACCATCAGAGCTTCTTTTACCCAGCTGAAACCGTCTTTGAGCATACCAAAGAAGTTCGTTACCGCCATGACGGTTCCGCCAATTACGGCTCCTATTCCGGCTATAGTAGGACCTATGCTGGCGATCAGACTTGCTATTTTTGAAATAGCAGGGCCTACAACCGCACCTATCTTTGTAAATATTCCAGATATGGTGCTTACAAGTGTACCAAATGAACCGGTTACCTTTGTTACGATTCCGGCGAGTTTCGGGAACTCTAGGGCAAGAACTTCGCTGAATGTTCCGGCTCCTCCAGATAATAGCTGGAATCCCTCTACCACTTTCGGTACTATGCCTATGATGCTTCTGGCAGTTTTTCCGAAACCACCAAGTACACTCAGGAGGCTCTTAACTCCTCCGACTACCTCAGAAGCTACTTTCAGTGCCGCTATGGATGCGGCTATGGTTCCGATCGCTTTGCCAAGTGCCTCCATGGTTTCCGGATCTGCTCCATCAAGAGCAGAGAAAATATTACTCAGAGCATCTACGACAGTCTGAGCTATCGGTGCCAGTGTGGATGCGAAACCATCAAATAATCCACTTAAAAAAGCTCCCAGACCTGGGAACTCCTGTTCAATTCCTGTTATAAATCCCTGGACAATCTGCTTTCCTACCTCGATGATCTGAGGCAGATTTTCAATGACCGCACTTGCCAGGTATGATACTATTTTTGCCGCCGATTCTCCGATGGACGGAGCATATTCCACGAGGGCGGAACCAAATTGCGACAACGCATCTTTCGCTGATTCTACCAGCTGTGGCATGTTGTCCGCCAATCCGGAAAGAACCTCAGCCAGCAACGCTACTCCGGTACTCCAGAGTAATCCTGTGTTTTCAATCAGGGCTGAGCCAAGGGATGTTACTATATCTACTCCTGCAGAAGCAATATTCGGTAGATTGTTATTTATGCCAGTCAAGAACGACTGGATCATGTCGGAAGCTACGTCTATCAAATCCGGGGCTGCCGATGCGGCTTTCTCTACGATCTGGGCGAAAATATCCCCGACCGTAGAAACAACTTCATCCAGTCCGCCGTTATTAAACGCATGATGCAAACAGGGGAGCCAAATGGTTCGAGAGAATGAAAGTTGCATACAAGAAAGACATACTTTCCGGGGCAAAGAAACTCATGTAACGGAGGTTTGATATGGCAAAAGCAGATTCTATTATTGATGCACTGGAAAAGTATTTCATAGGGTGCGAATTGCTGAAAGACGGGGCTTTAAGGGTTGACTACCTGGGGGAAAAGCCGGTGGAATATACCATTGAGGTCCTGCCTTGCGATCCAGTTGTAAAGAGGTATCTCGGAGGAAGTACCGTCCGGCAATACCTTTTTGCATTTGGATCCAGGGAATTTTACAGCCAGGAACGCCTGCAGAACATCCAGAACAGTGCATTTTATGAGCTACTTGCAGACTGGGTGGAAACCAGGAGCTTGTCCGGGATTCTTCCGGAACTTCCGGACGGAATGGAAGCTCAGCAACTCGAAGTGGTATCATCCGGGTATTTGTTTGATGGATCAATGACAAACGCCCGGTATCAGATACAGTTAAGATTATTATATTTTAAGGAGGCATGAACATGGACACAAGCAGAAATGTTGTCAAAAGACATCAGTTTGCCGATTACTTGAACACTCAGTCGGCAGACAAACCTAACTATTGTCTCATGGGTGTAGGTTTTACATCGCTGAATGAGGAACCTGGAGCCCAGACAGAATCCAAGAAGTACGTCAATGAAAAGGCATCGTCCAAATCCGTGACCGGGTATGAGACGGTGTTCCCGTTTGAATCCGACCTGATCCCGGAACAGGAGCCTATCCTGGCTTTGTACAATGTCGGTAGAAACCACTGCACAGGTTCCGAAGCAGAATTTGAGTATGTCAGAGTTGAACTCTGGGAGCCGGTAGCGAGCAAAGAGAACGAATTTGCAGCAAGAAAGTTTATCGTTTCCGCAGAGATTTCCGAAGTGTCTGGAGATACAGACATTCAGGTTTCCGGAAACCTCAATGCAGTAGGCGATCCGATTGACGGTACTTTCAACACACAGACAAAGACCTTTACTGCCGCAACAGAAAGTGCAGGAACAGGAGTGTAACACGAGACCGCCTAAAAAGCGGTCTTTTGTTTTATTATTAGCATTTAATCCATAGGAGGTACGATTTATGAGAATAGTGGTATTAGGAAAAGAGCTGGAGTATGATTTCTTCGATGCTGATCTTCTGGAGAAGTACGAAAAAGAAAACCTCAGAGTAAAGGAAAGAATCCAGGAACCTACACAGTACGCAGGAAAGACAACAGCTGATTCACTGAGAATCCAGTGCGGCATTGTGAATGATTTCTTCGATGAAGTCTTTGGCAAAGGAATGTCCGAGGAGCTGTTTGGTGGCAAAAACAATATCAAAGACCACATGGAGGCTTTTGCTTCCGTGGCTGATGCTGCCATGAACTGTAACAGTGAACTTAACGCTCTCACGGAGAAGTACAGCCCGAACAGAGCTGAACGGAGATCGGCTGAGAAGCAGAACAGCAAGAATTTCAACAGAAACGCCGCATACCACGGTAACAAAGGCAAACACCACTAATGAACATTCTGGTTGATACCTTACCGGAGAGCGTTGCAGTGTGCGGAGAGAAGTACGAGATACGTACCGACTTCCGCATAGCTATCCTGTTTGAAATGCTTATGCAGGATGCAAGCATAGACCCAAAGGATAAGGCGGCGAAAGCCCTGAATCTGTTTTTCCCGGTTATTCCTGGGAATCTCCAGGAAGCAACAAAGGCTATGCTGTGGTTTTACAAATGCGGCAAAGAGGAGAACCCACAGCGTAAGAAGCTGAGTGCAAAAAAAGGAAAGATCAGGGTTTACTCATTCGAGTATGACGATGATTATATCTATGCCGCTTTTATGACACAGTACAGCATTGACCTCCAGGACATAGAGTACATGCACTGGTGGAAATTCAGAGCAATGTTTAACTCCCTGACAAATCAAAATGAATTTGTCAAGATCATGGAGTACCGGAGCATCGAGATAAAGAGTGACATGCCGAAAGAACAGCAGTCGTTCTACCGGAAAATGAAAAGGCTGTACGCTTTACCGAATCCTGGAAACGAGGACGAAAAGCTGGCAGAGATCGAAAAAGCTCTCCTGAAAGGTGGAGACCTTAGAGGTGTGCTGTAGTAGGGAGGCGGTAACTATTGAGAAAATAGAAAAAAATAAAATGAACCGGGTAGAGTGCCCGGACTGCAATTACAAGATGCCTATTTTCTTTTCAGATAAGGCAGAATGTACCGGAGTGATGGTTTCCTGCAAAGGGAGAAACTGTCACTCCGTTTTTGAAGTAAAAATTAAACACGGAAAACAGATCAAGTAGTGCCATTATGAGCCGATGATTTCAAGCCCGAAAGAGAGGTGAGAACGTTGGCTTATGATGGCACACTAAAATTTGATACAAGTATTGACAGTAAAGGCTTTCAATCCGGGATAGACGGAATAGGAAGCATAGCCGAAAAGGGCTTAAAGGCGACAGGTGCCATCCTGGCCGGAACCGCA